TGTTGAAAAGCACAATGAGCAGGTGGAGGAATACAAGCGCTTTGAAGTCGGCATCATCACGGCAGTCAATGATGACAATGCGGTTGAACCGGAAGGCAAGTCCTACACCGACACGCTGTCAGAGATTCAGGGCTTGCTGGTTGACGAATTCAAGGGCTTTCTGCGCGTCCGATATGAAGACGGGGTGCGATACCTTGACTATGTGGACACGCTGAACCAGACCTGTTCGCAGGAAATCAAGTTCGGCGTGAACATCGTTGACATCGAAAACACAGTCAAAGCGCAGGATGTATGTTCAGTGCTTGTGCCGTTGGGCAAGAATGGCGTGACGATTGTAGAAGTCAATGAACGCAAGGACTACATCGAAGACCCTGCACTGATAGCAAAGTACGGGCGGATTGTCAAGATACACACATGGGACGATGTGTCAGACCCCCTGATCCTGCTGAAGCTGGCGAAGCAATACATGGCTGACATGAATATTGAAACCACGCTGACCTTCAGAGCGGTTGACCTGCATGCCTGCGGCGCTGATGTGGACAGCATCCGCATCGGTGACACGGTGAAGCTGAACAGCCCTCCCCACGGGATCGACAAGGAAGACATCTGCACCGAAATTGAACTGGACATCGAAAAGCCGGAACGGTCTGAATACACCTTCGGCATTCCCCGCGAATCGCTGACATCAGCAACGGCAAACTCCTTGAAGGCGATGTCGAACGGCATCCTGCATCAGCACAAGTGGCTGTCGGAAACAGAAACGGCGCTGAACATCTATGTGGAAACGACCAACCTGATCGGACACAGAACCACGCAGCTTGAAATTGATGTGGATGCAGCGGAAGAAGCGATCACCCTGAAGGCTTCACAGCAGTCTGTGGACATCCTTGAAGAGAAGAACACGGAAGTCATGCTGCGACTGGATGCGGCGGAAGATGCGATCATCGCAAAGGCTGACAAGATCGACCTTCAGGGCTATGTCACGATGGATGAGTTCGAAACCGTGCAAGGCTGGGCATCAGACTTTTCTGGCGTGTCAATCTCCGGTTCTTCAATCATTGGCGGTTATGGTGACTTTGACTCACTTGTATGTGGTCAGTTGATGGTGGGCGGCAGCAGCCTGTCGAAAACAACAACATCAGTCGTGACAAGTGTGTCTGCCGTGCTGGATGGCGAAGGCAATGTCATTGGTGTATCCAGTCAAAGCACACCGATTTATTACTACACATAAGGGGTGCATGAACATGGAAGAACTGATTCGGAAGGTGCTTGCGACCCTTAACACAGTTGAAGTCAAGGGCAAGGCCAACATGGACAAGATGCTGGGCTGCATGCAAGCCCTTGAAAAGATCGCGGACGCGATGAAGCACAACCGGGAAGAAATGAACAAAGTGCAGCCTGAAGAACAGGAGGGCTAAACCATGAAGGGGGTTTCGTTTCTTGGGTATCATTCCGAAAAAGACCTGAATCTGCTGCTGACGGGCAAGGAAATCGGTGCGCCGGAAGTAAAACGGCAGACGATTGACATTGCAGGATCAGACGGTGAACTTGACTTCACGGACTTTTTCGGAGAAGCCCATTTTGCGAATGTGCAGCACCAATTCACGTTTGAGAGCATTCGCCCCCGGAATGAACAGCTTTCACAGTTCACGGACATCAAGAACAAGATTCACGGGAAGAAAGGAAGGATCATCCTTGACGATGACCCTTCCTTCTTCTATGTGGGTCGGTGTAACGTGTCAAAGTACACGAATGAAAAGAATATCGGTAAGATCACAGTCACATGCGACTGTGAACCCTACAAGTACAAGATGACGGAAACCATTGTCACGAAGGCCGTTGACGGGGTGGAGGAAGTCACCTTGACAAATGCACGGAAACGTGCTGTCCCCTTTGTAACTGTTCAAACCAGCACCAGCATGAGCGTTGTATATAACACCGACAACGTGTGGAACTTGGCTTCCGGGTCGTACATGCTCCCCGAATTGGAACTGGTGGAGGGTGACAACGTTGTCACGGTCATCGGCACAGGGACGATCTCCTTCACATGGAGGGAGGCGGTCTTGTGATATACCGGGTCTATTGTGACGGCAACTTGCTGTATCACACCCGCATGGGAAGCCTGATGATCTACAATCCTTCACTTGAACTGGAAGTGAACAAGACAGGCAGCTTCGTCTTTACGGTGCAGCAGGATCATCCGTATTATGACCTGATCCGCAAGCTGAAAAGCATCATCACGGTGTATCAGGATGACTTCCTGCTGTTCCGTGGGCGGGTGCTGAATGATGAAGTCGGCTGGCACAACGAAAGGCAGTTTTCCTGCGAAGGTGAACTGGCTTTCTTACTGGACAGCATCCAGCGCCCCTATGATTTCACGGGCAGTATCACGGACTTCTTGTCCATGCTGATCACCAGCCACAATGCGCAGGTGGATGCGGAAAAGCAGTTCACGCTGGGCAAAGTGACGGTCACTGATCCGAATGATTACATCGTCCGGTCAGACATCGACCACACAACGACATGGGACGTGATCCAGAAGAAGCTGCTTGACCTGCTGGGCGGGTACATTATCGTCCGGCATCAGGACGGCAAGCACTATCTGGATTATTTGTCAAGCATCACGGTCTTGTCCCCACAAAAGATCATCTTCGGGCAGAACCTGCTTGACCTGAAGCGGATACGCAAGGGTGAAGACATCGCAACGGTGGTCATCCCTCTGGGTGCGAAACTGAAGAACGATGAAGGGCAAGACACGGACAAGCGGCTGACGATTGAAACGGTGAACGGTGGCGTTGACTATGTGCAGGATGCGGATGCAATAGCACAGTATGGCAGGATTGTCAAGACGGTCATATTTGACGATGTGACCGATTCCAGAAGCCTGTTGACGAAGGGCAAAGCACATCTTGCGGATTCTGTCAAGCTGCCGGAAACGGTTGAACTGACAGCGGCTGACCTTGCGGCAACAGGGCAGGACATCGCGTCCTTTCACGTTGCAACGATGGTCGATGCGATCAGCGATCCACACGGCCTGAATCAGCGCTTCCTTGTCAGCAAGCTATCCCTGAAGCTGTTTGAACCGGGCGCAAACAAGATGACGCTGGGCGGGGTGCTGGACACCTTCACGTCACAGACAAGCAAGATCACATCCAGCACAGGCAGGGATGGCAGGGACGGACAGGATGCTGTCACCTTGCGGATTGATTCCAGCAGGGGGACTGTATTCAAAAACAGCACAGTCGAAACTGTGCTGAATGTTGTCATTTTCAAGGGCGGCAAAACAATCACGGATGCGGTTGCTATGCGGACGGAATTCGGTAGCAACGCACACCTTGAATGGCAATGGCAGCGTATGGGGGAAGCGACCTTCGGGACGATCCTGACAACGGACAGCAGGATATCTGAAGAGGGGTTTGCTTTGTCACTGACACCGAGTGACGTAGACACAAAGGTTGTTTTCAAATGTCAGTTGATCACGGAATGATGATGAAGAAAGGAGAACATTATGGCTATCAAGTCGGTTGACCAAATTTCCATCGTTGACGTAACGGATGCGTATTCTGTCATCCTCACATCTGAAGCACATGCCTTCCCCGGCACAACCAATGCGGCGAAGGCCGGGTCTACCACCACGCAGATCATTGCCATGCAAGGTGCTTCGCAAATTCCTTGCACTGTGACGGTTTCCGAGATCACAAAACCCGCTGGCGTGACAGTTTCCAGTGATAGCAACGTAACTTCTCCCACGCTGACCATCGCCGTGACTACATCGGTGACAACGGGCGGCGTGGTCAAGATTCCCGTCCATATCGGGGACATTACCATCACGAAGGAATTCACCTACACGATTGCCTTCATGGGTGCAACGGGCGCAACGGGTGCAACAGGCAACCCCGGTGCGGATGCGATCACGCTGACCATCACTTCCAGCAACGGCACGATCTTCAAGAATTCCGCAATTGAAACGGTGCTGACTGCCCATGTGTACCGGGCTGGCGCTGAACTGTCGGCGGCACAGGTCACGGCGCTGGGGACGATCAAGTGGTACAAGGACGGCGGGGAAACGCCTGTCGGCACGGGCGCTACACTGACGATTGATGCAGGAGATGTGAGCCACAGGGCAAGCTATGTCGCACAATTAGAGGGGTGATAGCATGGCTATCAAAGCAGCGGGGCAGATCACGCTTTCAAGCGTTGTCGATGTGGCAGCAACATATCGGTATTATCTGCTTCAATCCTCTACGGCGGCAACCCCTCCAAAGCCGACCACGTTCCCTCCTGCTGTGTGGGATGATGTCGAACCGGGATACACGGACGGAAGCACATACAGCCTGTACACGGTGGACTGCACGGTCTTCAGTGACGGGACTTATGTGTATTCCCCTGAAGACCGTGCAGTCCACCG